ACTACACAAACCTGTTTGTGGTTACTGAATGGGAACGCCTAGAGCGTCGCAACATTCAACAGCTTTCCGCAAACCCGTTGTACTCGGATTACGCCTGTTGGATGCACACGATCTTGAAGATCAAAGGCGAGCAAGTTGGCGACAACTGGCGTGAATGGCTAAGCAAAAACCCTGACATCGACATTCTGCCGGTACTGGACGAGACAGACCCAAACCCTACGGACGCGGCACCTACCGCCGCCAACTAGCAGAAGTACTGGTCGCGGTCGGTTGGTGGCCTAGCGACATAGCGTTTGACTCACGGGACTTAGCAACTGTTATTAAAGTGCTTAACGAGGCAAACAAAAAACGGAGATGACGTGGCGGAAGTTTCAGCAAGAATTGAGGTCGTCGGGCTCAAGGATGCTTTGAAGACGCTCAACAAAATTGACAAATCTTTGCGCCGTGAAATTACCAAGGACTACAAAAAGATTGTCCAGCCTGTTATTAACGACGCTAACGCGCTTGTCCCTACTGGAGTCCCGCTGTCTGGTATGGCGCGCAACTGGAAGACTCGATCAGGGTTTCAAATGTTGCCGTGGGTACCTGGTCGCAAACAGAAAATTGCTGCCAAGATCAACACCCGAAACATTAAAGAATACGGTGGAAACAAAAGCAATGTTGGCACGTTCCTCATCCAATGGCAAGGCGCTACTGGCACCATGTTTGACATGTCAATGGAAGGCGCGCTTGGTCGAGCGTTGACTTCCCGTTATGGGAACCGTTCGCGAGTAATGTGGAAGGCGTACGAGCAACGCCAAAACGATGTCATGTCCGAGATGGAGCACTTGGTTAAGCGCGTCATGGACGAAGCAAACAGAGAGACCGCGTAATGGCAATCAACATCCCGATTATTAGCGAGTTTGACGGCAACGGCATAAAAAAGGCAATTGCTCAATTTAAGCAACTTAAAACCACGGGTGAAAAAGCCCAGTTTGCTATCAAGAAGGCTGCCGTCCCTGCAGCTGCCGCGCTCGCAGGTTTGGCAGTTGCTTTAGGCAATGCCACTAGCGCTGCAATGGAAGACCAGCAAGAGCAAGCCGCTTTAGCGCTTACTTTGAAAAATGTGACTGGCGCTGGCGCTAAACAAACCGCCCAGATTGAGAGTCAGATATCGGCAATGAGTCGAGCGTCCGGCATCGCTGATACTCAATATAGAAAATCGCTTGAAGCGTTAGTCCGTGGAACTAAGGATGTTGACCTTGCCATGAGGGACATGAACCTTGTTATGGACATCAGCACGGCGCTTCAAATGGATAGCACAACGGTTGCTGACGCTTTGGCTAAGGCATACCAAGGGAACTTTAAGGCGCTTCGCGCATTGTCTCCAGAAATGGCAACAATGATTAAAGAAGGCGCAACCCTTGAAGAAGTAATGAACGTGCTTGGTGGAACCTTTGGCGGTGCTGTTGCACAGAACGCCGAGACAGCTGCAGGCAAAATGGCAATACTCAAGAACTCCATTGGAGAAACCAAAGAGTCAATCGGTGCAGCTTTGCTTCCAGTAGTTGAAGCGGCTTTGCCAGTTTTGCAAAAGTTCGCAGACTGGGCACAGAAAAACCCAGAAGCATTTACCAAGATGGCTCTTGCTATCGGCTCGGTTGCTCTAGCCATTACGGCCGTCAACGCAGCACAGGCAGCAAACCCTCTGGTCTTAGCCGCAGCTGCCGTCATTGCAATGGCTCTAGCGTTTAACAAGTTGGCTGACGCAATGGACAGAATTAACAGAATCGGTGGGTTTGCAGCGAGAATACTTGGATCTTTGGCTTTTCCTGTTGTCGCCAATGTGGCAAACATCCTTGAGGGTATTCCTGATTTGTTCAAATTTTTTAATGATGAAAAAACACCAACACCTGCACCCATAGAAATCCCAAAAATGGCCAATGGTGGAATTGTCAATTCCCCTACTCTGGCCTTAATCGGCGAGTCAGGCCCAGAAGCTGTAGTGCCACTAGACAAAATGAATACTGGTGGGGGAGTGACCATTAACGTCACAGGCGGACTTTCGACTAGCGCCGAAATTGGTCAGGCCGTGGTCAACGCATTGCGCGCCTACTCACGGAGTGCAGGGCCGTTGGCTCTGAACATTGCCTGATGCCCGGCACAGCTGTAGTTGATTCAGGTAACTATGACCTACAGATCGCCACAGGATTCGTGCAGGATGCGTTTACGCTTGACGACGCAATCAAGGGAGTTTTAGACAACACCAGTTATGTTCTAGACGGCACCAGCGAGTTCGCAAGCATCATGGACTCAACCACAACCATCACGGTCAAGCGCGGCCGACGCGACATAGGTGACACGTTTAGCGCCGGCACAATGACATTTACCATTCAAGACGTGGACGGCATCTTTAACCCATTTGACGAAAACAGCCCGTATTACGACACCGCCGAAGCAAAGCCTGGTCTTGCGCCTATGCGTCAAGTGAAGTTGATTCGATACAGCTCGACTAATGTTGCCGAGTTGCTGTACTCGGGTTATGTCGTAAACTACGACTACAACTTTGCACTCGGCGGTTTAGACACCGTGACGGTCTATTGCGCTGACCAGTTCTACCTACTAGCCCAAACCTACTTAGACGCATTTAATCCATCAGCCGAAACATCTGGTGCGCGCATAGAAACCGTGCTTGATCTACCAGAAGTTGACTTTCCAGCCCTAGCCAGAGACATCTCAACTGGCACCGTCAACCTTGGCCACGATGCCTCATACAACGTGGCAGCGGGAACCAACGTGCTGCAATACATTGCCCAGATCAACGACACCGCCGAGTTTGGTCGCCTATTTATGTCCCGTGATGGCGTACTCACATTCCAAGAACGCATCGGCAACACGCTGTCTGCATCAGTTGCTAACTTCCATGATGACGGCACCGAATACAAATACAACGGCGTGGGCATCTCATTTGAGGCTGACGCAGTAGTCAACCGCGTCGTCGTAACAGGCTTAAATGGCAACACCGCTACGGCCACCGACGCAGGCTCAATCGCCACCTATTTTATTCAGACAGACAGCATCACCAACAGCCTGCTCCACGTGCAGGGAGAAATTGACACCGCGGCGTCCTACCTACTTAACCCTGAACCCGAGGCACGGTACACCAGCGTGGAAACCGCATTCCTGATGCTGACCACACCACAAAAAGACACCCTGGCAACCCTAGAAATAGGCGACACCATCACCGTGGAAAAGACATTCCCAAGCGGTGCCGGCACAACCGAGTTGGCACAGGAGCTGTCGGTTGAAGGTATTGAGCATTATCTGGATTTCTCTACTGGCCACCGTGTCATGTACAGCACCGCGCCAACCGTGATCGTTTACCAGTTGATTCTTGACGACGCGGTGTATGGCACACTCGACGCAGAGAATGTTTTAGGATAAGGAGCACTATGGGAGCAAATGCAACAACAACAGTCCCGGTCTATGTAGCAGGCGAGGTCTTGACTGCAGCCGACCTCAACATTACAAACTCTGGGATACCAGTCTTTGCAACAACAGTCACCCGTGACGCAGCTTTTGGCGGTGCAGGTGAAAAGACCCTTGCCGAGGGACAATTTGCATATCTTGAAGACACCAATGCGACGCAGTATTACGACGGTTCATCTTGGACATCATTAGGAACTACTTTTGCAATCTTTAATGAAACGCAAGCCGCAAGCACTAATGGCGGGTCAATTACCGCGGCAACTTGGACAAAACGAACGCTGAACACAACTCAAATCAACCAAATTTCGGGCTGCAGTATTGCTTCAAGCGTCATCACATTAGGAGCTGGGACTTATTCAATAAACGCACAAACCCCTGGAGATCAACTAGACAATTTTAAGGCGCGATTACAAAACACTTCAGACTCCACTACGACTTTGTTTTCTCAAAATGCTTACACCATTAGTTCTGCAGGTTATGCCACCGTAAACGCCCTAATTATGGGAGTTTTTACAATTACTAGTGCAAAAAACTTTGAGCTACAAATGTATTCACAAGTAACTAGCGGGGCTACTGGTTTAGGTCGTGGCGTTGCCGCTTACACATCACTATTTAGCCAAATACAAATTCAAAGGCTGGCATAATGGCAAAACCAACTCAAGCCCAAATTAGCGCGCAGATAGGCAACGCGGCACGCGAGCTTGCACCCGTAACC